CGTGAAATACTTACAGCAAATGGTGTTATTAACGTAATTGACATTAAAGTTTATAATAAAGTTGGCGGTCAATATTCAAATAACGTAGTATCACAGGAAATTCTCAATACTGCAACAGGCGAAATTCAGATAATTAATAATACTATTTATGCAACTGAAGATTCGATGTTTGAAATTCGTTACCCAGAAAAAGACATAAGGGTGTTCTTACGTAAATCAGTAGTTTAATCAATGAAAAAGTTATCAACAGATGAGTTTATTAGAAGAGCAAAAAGTATTCATAAAAATAAATATGATTACTCTAATAGTGTATATGTAACTGCGAGAAATAAAATTAACATAATTTGTCCCGAACACGGCATTTTTTATCAAAAACCACACGACCATTTATATGGCAGTGGTTGTCAAAAATGTGCAGGATTAAATAATAAAACAAATGACGAATTCATAAAAAAATCAATAGAATTATTTGGCGATAAATTCGAATATAACAAAACCAATTATGTTAGTTCTCAAAAACACGTAATTATTACATGTAAATTGCATGGCGATTTTAGTGTAACACCAAACAATCATTTATCAAAAAAACAGGGTTGCCCTATTTGTAAAGAATCAAAGGGTGAAGAAAAAATTGGAAAAGTGCTGTGCGAAAAAAATATTTTGTTTGTTAGAGAAAAAACGTTTCAACATTGTGTTGGGAAAAAAAGAAAACTTCCATTTGATTTTTTTCTGCCCAACCAAAATTTGATAATTGAATATGATGGTAGGCAACATTTTGAAGTTGTTGATGCTTTTGGTGGAAAAGATGGCTTTGATGTAATTCAACAAAACGACAAAATAAAAAATAATTTTTTAGCTGAAAACAATATTGATTTGGTGAGAATCTCATACCATCAATATAATGATATTGAGAATATTATATGTGAAAGGGTTTTGTAGTGGAATTCATAAAGAAAAAAATATATCGAATAATGACAACGGGAGCAACTGCTCCGTGTTCGTATAGAGACCCAGAAACAGGAGTTCTTATAACTGGATGTACTGCTACAACCAAATATCTTATTCCTAATACTGGTGTCACATATTACGTTAAATTCTGCCTTACACAGGATGCACAGGACATTGGCTTTTTCGATGCATATATGCTCGATAGTGGTTATACTTATATTCAACTTTCTGGCGCAACAAGTGCAATTACTGAGCAAAATATTCGAAAGTTTGAGCAGGTTTTAAGCGGGGGGACAACTCTTGCAGCAAGCGGATTGGTACAATTATACGATAATGGTTACATCACAGGCACGACAATAACACCCACATATATAACAATTACGGGACATTCATCAAGTCGACTTGTAGAATTACGTAAATATGTTATATCGGGTACAACAGCACAAATATATGTAACTGGTGGTACTTCTGTGACCGATGGCATAGTTTTGTCGCAATCAACGGGAAACACAATCGTTTATTTTCTTGGTGGAATTCGATATGTTGATACTTTCACGGGATATACATCGGGAACAACATTTACGTTTATAGGTCAAGGTTTAAGCAATCCGAATTTCATCAACAAACCAATATATAAAGACATGAATAAAGAAAACATCATCAGTAATCCAAAAATTTACAATGATGTATTTATAGTAAGACAAGAAGTTTCTGCATTTGACGGAAATTATAGGCTGGAATACATACAAAGTTTAGTTGATTTGACGACATATGCAGGCGGTAATTTCTTTAATATAGTTAATAACACATAATTAATACTTAAAAAATGGCAATTGGAACTTTTGGAGTTGTTCGCCCAGCAGATGTTAGTATCGATGATATTAGCATATACTATAATTTTACCCCCAACAGGGAAACTCTTAATACTACAGTATTACCTCTGACACCATCAGAAGTTCTGTCATATAATACACTTCCTATCAATGAGCAAATAGCCAATAGCGAAAACCTTTTAGAAGGTTTATATAATCTCAAATTACCTGCAACAATTTTTAATCAGTTGGGTATTTACACGATTTACATTAAGCCAAAAATATATACAACGGTGGTTATTGACTGTAGTGTATTATCATCGCTTCCAAGCGTTAAAGGAATTGTTTTGGACTTGACAACATTGCCTGCACCATTACAAGGAAATAATGCTTTGCAGGGATATAGAGTAGAGTATATAAATCAAGACAGTACCCAAACCAAACTAAGAAATGTTGTAAGGTATGTGGCAACTGCAAATAAGGTAGTTCCAATTAGTCAAAACGTAGGAAACACAAACCAAAAATCAATACAATATCGTTTTGATGACTCAGGTACATTACTTTTCTTACAATTGACTCCAAGCAGCTCATCAGATGTTAAACCAAATGTTTTGCCATTTATTGGTAATCCGGGGCAAACAATCATATTATCAAATACTTTCTTTTCGCCCATAGTAATAGAAATTGATATGGTTCAGAATACTATAGATACTCTTGCTAATATACTTGCAGGTAATCAGGTTAAAGACGTTCAGAAGGGCATATTAACTTATTATGATGCAAATGGTGCAATTACTGACCAATTTAATTTATTTGAAATTAAGGATGATGTTAGCGATGTTCCATTATTTGAAGTAAAACAAGTAAGGACCAACATAGACCAAACACAGAATTTCAATAATGTCATAGCTGATATTCAACAGTAAAAAATAAAATCATCATACGAAAAAATCCCAATGTAAACGATTGGGATTTTTTTTATTATCGTATTTATAGTAAAATGTAAAGATTGTGGCAAAAGTAAAAGTAGTAGGTACTAATCTCGACCAGAACTTAAACGGTATAAATTTTAATAACACAGCATCCGAAACTATATTTCAATTTGGTAGTTTTACTGTTACATCAAATTTTAGCGGTAGAATATATATTAATTATACAAATACTTTAAGTTCTTTTGTTCGTCCAGTTACTTTGGAAACAATGGGTCTCAATAACACACAATCTTCCGTAATACATGACTATCAAACAAATGCAACACTAAATCTCGACAAATCAAATTTAAATACATTTGTAAGATTCGGTTCAACTTACGAATTTTTCAGAGTTTCCGTACAAAAAATTATTTTAGGCTATCCCGGAAGTCTTTTTGTTAATACTAATGCAGTTCCTGGCGGTAATCAGACCTTTAATAGCTATATTTATAATTCCGCTACAGACATAACCACTATTCAAATACCAACAGTAATTTCTTCATATAATGTGGTTCAAAATACATTCGGCTTAGTTTTCAACCAAGGAAACGTGAGCGAGCCAAATGATATGGCAATTTCTAATTTAAATTTATCATATGATAAATATGTAGTATGGTCAACATATGACCTAAATACCGAATATCCTGTAATTGGTTTTACGGGTGACACTGCTGGCGTTACATATATTACAATAAAAACACGTGGTAATCCATTTTGGTTTAATACTGGTAGTACAAATAGAATTAGTTTTCATATTAAGCCAAGCAGTTTTATTTTCGAAGAATATAGGTCATTATTAACAAGTTATGAGCAATATATTATTTCACAAAGAGTCGGTGGAATTTCAAGCGGTTTTCAATTTATAATAAATGACCCAACACTTATGGAAGACGGTAGTATTAGTTATGCTACTACAACCATGTTATGGACTACAAGTGACGGATATAATATTGATATCAACGATACTGAATATCAGAACTTCTTAACAGCATTACTTGCCATTGGCAGTAAATATGACTCAGTAAAAACAGATTTAATTGCAAGGTTTTTAACCCCTACCTCAATTAAAATATATGACCTTACAGAAGACGGTAAAATGACAAAACTATTGAGGGTATATGGTTGGGAATTTGACCAATTGAGAAAATTTATTGATTCTCTCGTTAATATCAACACAGTAACATATAATAAACTCAATAACATACCCGACCAATTAGTAAGCAATTTAGCAAGAACATTTGGTTGGAATTATTTTAGTTTAGTTAATGAAAACGAATTAGTTCAGAACTTCTTGAGCATAAATAATGTTGAGAGAGATTTGACTACAGATTTTATGCCTGGTGAAGTTAATATTGAACTTTGGCGAAGAATTTTGATGAATGCAAACTATTTCTGGAAATCAAAAGGCACAAGAGAAGCAATAAAATCAATTTTTTTGCTTATTGGCATTCCAGAACCTTTCATCAATATAACCGAATACGTATATACTGTTGGAGGAAAAATCAATCCAAATACAGTACCATTCACCACAGCAGATTTTCCAAATAATTCTCTGCCATACGATAATAGTGGATATCCCAAAGCACCGATAGAATCACCAACTTTTTATTTTCAAATTAGTGGTGACACCGATAGTGGACAAGCATACATGAATAACTTTCGTAAGGCAGGATTTAGTCTTACACAAATCGTTGATAACAAAAAATCTTGGATACAGACGGGAGCAACAACAAGAATTCATTATGATACTCCACAGTATGTTCAGCAAGACAGTAAATTGGTATTGAATACCAAAGAAGTTGATGTTGCACTTGACACTGCAAGGGGTATTGAATATGATGTTTATAACTATATTAATACGGTAGATTTTCCCGCTAATTCAAGCGGATATACTCTGCCTTATTCATATATTAACGTATCTTTAGGCTATACTGGTGCACAAAACACATTTACACTTCCTACACCATATAATAAAACCGAAGGTACTCTGGAAGTTCGTTTTAATGGTATTTTATTAAATGCACCGACAGAATATAGCGGTGCTACTGGTCCAATATATAATGATTTATCGCATGCAGATTATAGTGTTACAGGTAATAGCTTTACTATACTAAACGGTAATTATGCACAAAATTTGGGAAACCGAAGGGATGTTATTCAAGCAACATTTATTTATTCAGGTGGTAGCCATCCAGTTACTGGAATTACTGTTGAATATATTGTAACAAGAATCAAGCCGAATTTAATTGGAACAACAATTCCATTGCCAAGTTATCCACGTGGTGATGTACAGGTAACAATCAATGGTATTGCCTTAACAAAAGGTACACCACAATTTGTTGCTGACTATATTGTTGACCCAAATAATTCAATAAGCGGTCAGAGTAATATTATCATTCAGAATCCAGAAATTATTGCATATCTCGCAGCAGAACCTAATATACAAGTGGCATATGTTCATGTCTTAGGTAGTAATGAAATAAATGCACGTAGTGAAGTTGTAAGGGTAGATAGCTTTAACTCAGGTAAAGTTTATTTCAATGTCTCAGCAAACAAGTACGTCTATAAAATGAATTATAGGGCAAATCAAGCATCTGACATCAAGGTACTTGTAGATGGTATTGCATTAGAACCATATAAAGATTATGACATAAATGTATTGAATAAATACGAAGTATTTTTGCCAAGCGGTATTAGATATGGTTCAGTAATAAGCGTATATTATCTTGTGGCACAAAGTTCATATTTTAATCCAATTATAAGTGATGTTTTTGGCGTAGGTGATATAAGTAAATTATCGTTTCTCGAATTTATCGAATTAATTCAAAGAAAATTGATTAACGTAAGAACAAGAAAAATTGTTTCAGATTATAAGGGCGGCTGGTATCCAGCATTGCTTAATGTTTATATGCAGTATCTTAAAAGAAGTTTATTGCCCGAAAATGACCCATTACACTCAAACGGCTATACTTTTGAAAACTTATATCCTTTCTTGAGCAAATACAATTCATTCTTTCAAAAATTTGTTGATGAATTGCTGTCTGCAACAATTATATTAAGACAGGGTGGCTTATTGATTAGAAATACGGTCTTCACCAAGCAAAAATTTATGTATAAAAGGGGTGTAAATCTTTACTCTGGTAATTCTACTACAATTGACATGAGAAATATGCCGATTGTTCAATATTTGGGCGATGATGGCAGTATGTTTATGATTCATCAACAAGTACAGCAACCGCAACCCATACCACCAACATTCTATGTTGATACTATATCTGGTACGACTGGAATCGGTAGTATTATTAATACTGGTGGTATGAATATACAAAACTACAATCTTCTTACATCATATGGAGTACAGTATAGGTGTAATCAATTAGACCCGTGGTCATGCGTATCAGAACTTGGTGCACCGACTGTAGATAATTACAGTATGTCGATAAATGGTTTATTAGAAAACACCACATATACGTATCAAGCATTTGTATTGTCCGGACCAAATTTTGCACTTGGACAACTTTACAGTGGAACTACATTGGCAACACCAATTATTCCGGGATTATTTACTAAATTAGGTACTGCAAGTGCAACCACAATTAATAGTGGTGGCATTGCAATAACAGGTGGAAGCAGTGCAAGCTGGTATGGAATGCAATATAGAGTACTCAGCGCAGTAACTTATAGCATTCAAGTGAATCCAATTGTTTTAAATGTTCTTAATAGCGGAGCAACACAATGCGTTTATATAACTGGCGATTCATGGAATTGTTATACTGTGACATGTAGTGTTCCTTGGATTTTAACATTGCCATCAAATCATGGCACTCCTTCACCAACAGGAGCACTGAGTCAAATTACTGCTTGTGTAAATATTGGTGTAGCAAGGTCGGGTATTGTATGTTATACACCATTGACTGGTTCAACAAAATATGTTACAGTTAATCAAGCATGTGGCGTATCGCCATATAAAGCAGTAAATTTCTTATGCTGTGAAGGTGGTTATAGTTGTGAATTATGCGCATTTAGTATAGGTGCATTGGCTACCCAACCTCCAATGTCAGCAGGTGAAACATACAATACAACATTTAATTGGAACATGCGAAAACCAATTACTTCATGTGCGCCAGAATTGGTTTCTGTTGAACTTACATGTAATGGATTTACTGTTGGTAGTTGCAGTTGTGGTTCAAAAGGAGCATTAAATTGTACAGGTACATGGGGTCCCTTTACTGTTCATTATGGTGATGTATTTAATGCATTTGCATGTGCAAGAGCCGAAACAATAATTGGAACGTCAAGTAGTGCATCAGTAGCAATTTTTAGTGTTGTAAGCGGTAATGGTTGCTTCTGTCTTGGTGAATATCCATACATGATGTCAGTATATGCGCAAACATGTAGCACATGTACACCGCCACTTGGACCAATAATTGAAGTATAATATTAAGTATTTATAAATAAAATAAAATGCCAGGACCTTGGATAACAACATCACTCACTGCAGGACCAATTACAGGAACTACTTACAATTTTACAATTCCCAATTTAACTGCAAGCACCATATATGAATATCGTTCATATATGATTGTCTGTGGTGTAGAATATTTTGGCAATACACTACAAATTGCAACATCTGCAACACCAGTTCATTTACCAACAATTAGTACTTCTGCAGTTACTTCTATAGGGCAAATAAGTGCAATGGGTTGTGGCAATGTGAGTTCTGATGGCGGTGCAAGTGTTACAGCACGTGGTAGTGTTTGGAATACTGCACCAAATCCAACTATTGCAGGTTGTCATACTGTCAATGGTAGCGGAATTGGCTCATTCAGCAGTTTGTTAAGCGGATTGACTTTAAATACAACATATTATACTCGTGCATATGCTACAAATACTCAAGGAACTGCATATGGTAATGAAGTGTCATTTATAACACTATCACCATCACAGCTTTATTTTGCTTCAGTAGATTTAGTAAATGACAATGTTATAATGGGAGTAGATAATCATGTTGCAGGCAATATATATTCAATTACTTTCTATTATAATGTTAATGCAAACAGTGATGTTGGTTCAGGAAACCCAGGTGACCAAAGCCAAGGACACGCTTGGTTAGAAATGACTACTGATGGTATTACATGGACTCAAGTAGCTGATATATGGTCATACGCACATGGACCAAATGGTAGCGATAGTCAATTTATTAGTGGCTATACTACAATTACTAATATTAGTGTTGTTGGCAACGTTAAGTTCAGAGGCGGTTGGAATCTTGAATATAGCAGTTATAATACTGCAAGCGGTGGATACTCTGTTGTTATTACTGGTGTAAATGGTATTGCAAATATAAAATGCAACAATAGAGCAACTGCTGGTGGTACTGATGCAACGCCATTATTGGATTGTACAATTTAAAATTATTATTATTAGTATTTATAATTAAAATCAGAGAAAATGGGATTTATTGATAAAAAAGACCCTGTAGTATTAAACATTAAATTAACCACTTGTGGTAGAGAACAATTATCCACAGGTAGTTTAAGTTTTAGCTATTTTGCTATTGGCGATAGCGAAATTGACTATTCTTTTACTTCTCAAGTAAATGACCAAATGACAGCATTGGGTCAATCTGGCTATACACCATTTTATTCTTCAATATTGCAACCTGCAGATGTAAATCCACAAATAATATCATTCATACCAAAAAATATATCGGGTACGCCATATAACATTATACCAAGTGTGCCACAATCAACATATATTGTTACAAATCCCGTTGACCCAATTGGATTTTTTACAAATACAACAGGTAATAGTTTCACGTTTATTGTAGATAGTAATCACGTTAAACAGCCGGATGCAATGGTAAATATGAACACAGTTCAAGGCGGTACGGCATTACACTTATTTCAAGCACCCACATATGGTACAAGCGGTAATGAGCCAGCAGTAGGAGATTTACTTTTAGTTAAATGGACACTCAATGCCGATACAATAGGATATTCGGGAAACACATTACAGCCAACGCCATATTTGTTTTATCAAATCAGCGCAATTACATCAGGCTCTTTAGCAAACAATAATCTTGTCGTTCAAGTTGACAGGGAATTACCTGACTTTGGCGGTATACCAACTGTAAGAGCAGGTGCTATGGTTTATTATAATTTTATAAATTATAGTGGTAATACGATTTTCAACGATACTCCGACAGATTATATGGACGAAAGTGTATTGACTTTCTTAAATAATAGCCAGTGTCCTACAGTAATATTTCCATTTTGGAATATGACCATTATTTTTACTGATGAAATTGCGGGAATTTTAACTGGAACAACTTATAGAAAATTTACTCAATTTAACAGTAGAACATATGGTGGTTTTGTTTCTTATATTCAGAATCAATCGCCTGTTTTGAAAAAACTTGGTGTAATTCATTATACTAATCCATCACCCGCTAATGTTTATGGTGAAGGATTTTATTTAACTACACCTGTGTTAAACATCCCGACAATTATGTGGCATAAATCAACAGGAACTACATTAGGCGTTACATTAAAAGCAATTGGTTCTCCACAACTATTAACCGGATTAACAAAATCATTAGATTTGGAATATTATGATTTGGCTGACCCAGATGGTAATATTGTAGGTAAAGTTTTCACCGACTTAAAAATATTTGTAATTGAAGACCAAGAATTACTTTTTGCAATGTCATATAAATCAAACAGGTCATGGACATTACCAAATTATGTTATCAGCAATAATCCAATAGTACAATACTGCCCACCAGTATAAAATATAAATAAATTATGGCAAACAACTATACAATATTTACATCATATCTTTTAACGTCTTTAAGTGGTTATAGTACTGCAATTCATTGTAATTATATAAATTCTGTACAATTTCAAGCAGATAATCCATATACCAATAACATTAATTTGTTTTTCTCTGGTGGAAGTAGCGATTTTAAATTTTTAAGCACTGACATCACTTCAGGAACAGGATTTACAGTAAATAAATTATTTATATTAATTCAGTTGGTTAGCGGGACAACGAATGTTAAACCCGATGCATCACAATGGAAAATCGTTGAAATAACCGGATTTACAGGAATTATAACGCCAACCCAATTAACAAATAAAACATTTAATATTTCATTATTAGATTATACTGGTTTTACTGCATATACATTAAATAATGCTATTCCTGGCTTATTATATCCTTCAGCATTACCGGGTGATGACGATAAATTGTGCTTTGGTGATGAAATATATTTCTTTGGCAATGTTACTACACAAATACATGCGGATGTCTTTACAACAAATCTCTCACTAATAATGAATCTTGGTGACTTCAATTCGTCTACTAATTCAACATGGGACGGGCAGTCAGTATTTGCATCAGAAATCGGAATATATGATACAAATATGAATTTAGTCGCAATTGGTAAATTTAATGACCCAGTAGAAAAAAATGGTAACATATCAAGGACAATTTTATTTGCAATTGATTTTTAATTTTAAAATAATCATAAAATTTTATATTTTTTTATAGTTTCTTAGTATTTATTATAAATTAATGAATAAAAAATTTATAATAATATGGGTAAAGTGTACATGGACGAAGAAACTAAGCCAAAATCTGTCATAATTGATGGAGAACTTCACAACAAGTTTAAAAGTTTATGCAAAAGCAAAAGCATGAAAATTGGTGGTGTTATTGAAGACCTCATTAAACTATATATTAATGACCCTAAGAGTCTTCAAAAAATGATTGACGAACTAAAGGAACGTTCTGTAATTGTTAACAGAGTTACTGGCGAGCGAGTAGAATTAAAATAATTATGGAAAAATACATTTGGTCTTTAGATGTTTCAACAACTAATGTTGGCTGTGCGCTTTGGAGTGCCAACGGCAAATTAATCGAACTCAAACATCTTTTGTTAAAAACCGATAAAGAAACTGCCATTGATGATAGAGACATTCAAAAAGCCGAAGTCTTTAAAGAATATTGTATTGCATATAAAGAAAGAATTGAGCAAGAATTAAACGGTGAAATCATACATGTGTTTGTTGAAGCACCACTTTCAAACACTCCGAAAAATATTAATACAACGGCATTGCTATTGGGATTCAATGGTATTGCCAGGTATATTCTTTGGGAAGTATTCGATATAATGCCAACTAAAATAAGTGTGTACGACAGTCGAAAATTGTTTTGTCCCGAATTAATTCATGTTACCAGAAAAAAGAACAGAAAAACAGGCGAAATAGAAGTAATTGAGACAGTTAGCTTTCCAGAAAAATATTTAAAAGAAAAAAAGTTGTATATCTGGGAAAAAGTTGCTAAATTAGAACCCCAAATTGAATGGTTTTATACCAAGAATAACACATTGAAAGACATGTGTTTCGATATGAGCGACTCATATTGTGTAGGTATTGCCGGACTGAAGACTTTGGGTATTTTGAGGTAATGAAGTATATTTATCTAATTCAATCATTAGAAAACGGGTATTATAAAATAGGAATTTCGAAGCATCCAACCAAAAGATTGCAACAATTGCAGACTGGCAACGCATCGCCATTAAAACTCATTGATACATATCATACCGAACATGCCAATAAAATTGAGCATGCATTACAACGTAGATACAGCCATTTTAATAAGGAAGGTGAATGGTTCGACTTATCCATATCTGAAGAAGTCGCATTTAAAGAAGTGTGCCGAAAAATCGAAGAGACAATAGTATTTCTTAAAGCAAACGGAAATGTATTTATATAAAAATCCTTGTGTTTCCGATTTTTTTGTTATATTTTTGACGGCAATATCAAATAATTTCATCTAATATATAAATTATGTCAATAAAAGGCAAACGAATAGACAAAGCAGTAGAAATCATTAATTATGCAATCGAAAATCACATATCAGTCAGAGAGGCTTCCAGAAGTAAAGGATTTGACTACACTTATGTGAAGAACGTAAAAGCAATTGTTCTTGACCTTTATAAGAATGATGCAATCTCCGAAGAACTTTTTGATAAGTTTAATACAGCCTACGCCAAATATAAAGAAAGTGGTAAGGGTAAAGCAGCACAAATCAATCTCGACATTACAGAATCTAAAGAAAAACCAGTTGACCTTCCTAAAATAAGTGAAGGCGAAAAAACTACAATTTCTGGAAGTCCCGATGGTGAAGAAGCCACAATTGAATGGACATGGAATCAAAACTATCCACCCGACCACATTAAAACTCTTGATGAACTCCTTGAAGTATGTAAAGTTGACTTAGAACTTTGGAAAGTCAATGATTATATTGTCAATAAATGGGATGTTACTTCATGGAAGTCAGGCGAACCAATAACTATTCAGAATTTCCAAGTTAAAGCACGTCTTGGAAGAAATAAAGTTTATTTCAGAGAAACTAAAATCGGTGAAGCATTTATTGAAATGGTACAAGATTATGTACCACCAGTGCTTGATTGGACTCCCGAATATCCTAAAACACCAGACGAAAATAATCTTTTTGAAGTTTCAATATTTGACCTGCACATCGGTAAACTCGCATGGGGCGGTGAAACATTTGAAAACTACGATGTTAAAATTGCTCGTCAGAGATTCTTAGCAACAATGCAGACACTCATTCAGAGAGCAAGCGGATATCAGTATTCTCGTATACTTTTTCCCGTAGGTAATGACTTTTTCAACTCAGATACAATCCTTAATACAACAACCAAAGGTACACCACAAGACGAAGATTTACGTTGGCAAAAAACTTTCAACGTTGGCGTGAGATTACTTGTTGATGCAATTAATATGTTAAAACAAACTGGCGTACCCATTGACGTAGTTGTAATTCCGGGTAATCATGACTTTGAACGTAGTTATTACATGGGTGCATACTTGGAAGCATGGTTTAATCAAGATTCACAGGTTTGTGTAGATAATGGTGCTTCTCCAAGGAAATATTATAAATTTGGTAAGGTTCTCCTTGGTCTGACCCACGGTGGTGAAGAAAAAGAAGTTTCATTACCAATGCTTATGGCAACGGATATTGAGGCAAAACCTTATTGGAGCGAAACAGTTTATCACGAATGGCATTTAGGTCACATACATAGAAAGCGTAACGTAAACTATGCAATACTTGACAGAAAACGTACTGTTAGTGAAGACTTAGGTGTTACAGTAAGATATCTTTCAAGTCTCACAGGTACAGAAGAATGGCATCACAAAAAAGGATTTGTCGGAGCAATTAAAGCCGGAGAAGGTTTTATTTGGAATGATGAAGCAGGTCTTATGGCACACCTAAATTCGAACTTAATAATTAAGTAAATTATCATAATTAAATAAAAACTCGTATCAAAAGTGCGAGTTTTTTTGTTTTTTATAGATTTTTATAAAATTTTACAGTATTTATAGAAAAATTATAAAATTTATCCGATATGGCAAAAAGTACCAAGCAATTAGTTAATTTGGCAAAGGGAGTAAAGAAAGTTACTCCTGTCAAGAAAGAAGTAGTACCAGAAAAAGTACTTACTCCAGCAGAAGAAAGAGATATTAAAGCAAAAGAAGTAGTTAAAGAACTCTTAAGTGACAGTGATGTTGATTTGACTCTAACACCAAAACCTAAAGAAGACCTTCTTGAAGTAGAAGAAGAACCAACGGGTAGCGATATATGGCTTCAAGAACAAGTAGCTGCACTTACAAGTGAAAACCAATTACTTAAAGGCGAATTAGAAGTAATGAAAGTTGATTTTCAAAAAATGCTTAATGAAAATCAACGTGTTAAAAGCGGTGCGGGTGTTCAGAATGATGGTGAACTGAAAAATGGTATATTGACAATATTCCATGAAATTCAGTCAAATTATATGAAAAATCCTGGACTTACTCCTTATGGAACACCAAATTTTGTAATTGTTCCACCTGCTTTCTTGAACAGATTAATAGTATATTTTCCGTTCTTACAGAAAGAAAAAAGATTCTAATTTCGATTAATATATATGATTTGCCTTAAAACCTTTGTTTTGAGGCAAATTTTTTTTATATTTGTCAGTATGAATAAAATATGCTCAAAACGTAAATCACCAAATTATTGGACTAAGGAAAAGTGCCATGAAGAAGCACTTAAATATAACACGAGAAAAGAATTTAGCCAATACTCTAAAACTGCAGCTCGATTATCAATTAAAAATGGATGGAATGATGAGATTTGTTCACATATGATAAGATTAAGACCGAAAGCTATTCATTGGACTAAAGAAACCTGTCATATTGAAGCCTTAAAATATACATCAAGGTCAGAATTTTGTACTAACAGTCATGGTGCATATAATTGGGGATTAAGAAAGGGTATTTTAGATGAAATATGTGCTCACATGATACCAATAAAAAAACCAAGTGGATATTGGACTAAAGAAAGGTGTTATGAGGTTGCATTGAAGTATAAAACAAAAAATGAATTTATTATAAATGAAAAGAGTGCATATTGGGCTGCAAGAGAATATGGGTGGTATGATGAAATTAATTCTCATTTTGTTAGTAGAAATTGGACAATAGAAAAATGCCAAAATGTAGCGTTAAAATACAATACAAGAGCAGATTTTATTAAAGGTTCGCATCGAGCCTATGATTATGCGCAAAAAAATAATTTACTTGATGTCGTGTGTTCACACATGACAGAAGGAAATAAACCACTTAATTATTGGAATAAAGAAAGATGTTATGAAGAAGCATTAGAATGTAAAACAAGAAAAGAATTTTATCAGAATCATTCATCCGCATATTCTTCGGCATCTTTAAATGGATGGCTTGATGAAATTACCACACATTTTAAAAGAATTGGAAATTGGGTATTTAGGTGCGTATATGCGTATGAATTTTCAGATAATTTTGCCTATATTGGTTTAACGTATAATTTAAAAAAAAGAGATTTATGTAGAAAAACAAATAAAAAAGATGGTGTTACCAAACACATAAATGAAACAAAATTACAACCCACTATAAAACAATTAACAGAATTTATTCCCATTGATGATGCAGCTAATTTAGAAAAAGAGTACATAAAAAAATATCGTGAGAATGGATGGAATATGTTAAATATTAAAAGAGGTGGCGAAACGGGCGGTGGTCTGGTGGTTTGGACATTTGAAATGTGTAGGCAGGAAGCATTAAAATATAAAACAAGAAAAGATTTCTATACGAATAGTCCTAAAGCATATAGTGCTGTTTGTAATCATAAATGGCATAAAGAAATAACGGGGCACATGTCAACAAATATATATGATAAAAAAAAGTGCCGTGAAATCGCACTAACATGTAAGTCAAGAAAAGAATTTTGGGAAAATCATCCCGGTGTTGCCGCATCAGCTAAAAGAAATGGTTGGTACGATGAAATTACTATGCATATGAAATATATAACTAAACCTATTAATTATTGGACAAAAAAAAGATGCCAAGAAGAAGCATTAAAATATAAAAGAAAAGTGGATTTTATGAGAGGTTGTTCTGGTGCATATAGTGCCATTAAAAAAAATGGTTGGCTTGATGAAATTACCTCACATTTTGAGTTTAAAAGAAATTATTGGACTAAAGAAAAATGCCAAGAAGAAGCATTAAAATATAAAAGAAAAGTGGATTTTATGAGAGGTTGTTCTGGTGCATATAGTGCCATTAAAAAAAATGGTTGGCTTGATGAAATTACCTCACATTTTGAGTTTAAAAGAAATTATTGGACTAAAGAAAAATGCCAAGAAGAAGCATTAAAATATAAAAGAAAAGTAGATTTTCGGAGAAATTCGAGTAGTGCCGTTGCTTTTGCTGATAGAAATGGTTTCTATATTGAAATTACTTCGCATATGTAAAATAATGTTTTGTTTTGTGGCAAATTTTTTTTATATTTGTCGTTATGATTCGGGGGCAAGAGTTTCACGCTATAGTCCAGAACATCTTTGTCGATGTTAAAGGCTTTCAACAATCTGAGCAGATACAGGTTAACTGTCCTCATTGTCAGGAAAGAGAGGGTCTGGCTTATCCCGATGGAAAGTTCAATCTCGAAATCAATACGGCAAGAAGAAAATTTCGTTGTTGGAAGTGTGATGAACCTAAGTTTAGTGGTTCGCTGAAAAAACTTGTGTGGATGTTTGGAACATCTATTGATTATGACCTTTATAAATCATATGCGGCAATTTATCCCGACTATGAGAATGAAGAAGGTGATGAAAAGGAATATGTTGCTGTAAAACTTCCTGAAGAAATGATTTTATTTAGTCAAATGGATGCTTTAAATCAAGACCATTTTGATGCATATAACTACATGATTAATGACAGAATGATATCAAGAGATATAATTTTAAAATATCGGCTTGGTTTTTGTACTACAGGTAAATATGAAAAACGGATAATTATACCGTCATATGATAAAAATGGCGAAGTAAATTACTTTGTTGGAAGAAATTATGATATTGCAAATAAAAGAAAACACCCCTATGATAACCCTAAGTCCGATAAGGACAGGATTATCTTTAATGAGGGGTTTGTAAATTGGGACTCTACTGTATACCTTGTTGAAGGTGCGTTTGAAATGCTGTCATTTCCCGTTAACATCATTCCGATGTTGGGTAAGACGATATCAACCACATTATTTTTAAAACTGAAAGAAATGAAACCTGATGTAGTTGTATTGTTAGACCCGGATGCCTACAAAAATGCAATTGAACTTTATTACATGTTGCACGATATTTATGTAGGCTGTGAAGAAAGGGTCAAAATAGTTAAAATTCCATTTGAGAAAGACATGGACGAACTTCGTAAAAAAAGAGGTATTAGCGAAGTAATTAAAAGTCTACGTAGTGCAAGGGGTTTAACTGTGGATGATTACTTTATTAATAAGTTGGCAAAACCCTATGATAAGCAAGGAACAAGAAGATACAGTTCTAATTCAAAATATTTTGGATGGGAATCAAACAGCACAAGAAACACTCTATAAACGCTATAGAAAAATAGTAAAAGATTTTATACTCAGTAAATATCCTACGTATTACGACATTGATGATGATGTATCAGAAGTACTGATTAAAGTCTTCATGAACATCAAGGAATTCCAGGAACACAAATCTAAATTTAAATCTTGGGTTCTGAGTATCTGCAAAAACTATATGATTGATAAATGGCGATGTACAGCAACGTGCTGTACTACCATTTTACCTGCAAATGCAAACATTAGGTTGACTTCCTGCAATTATAATGCAGGTGGCTATTTCAACAATACATTTACTGTAAATAATGCTAACGGTAATGGCACGTGTAGTGTTTCAAATAACGGTACTGCAGTAAATTCAACATCATGTACTTTCGAGAATGCTAATGCAGTCAGTTTTATTTCGTCACAAATATCTCCATCCGATTATGCATTGCTTGATATGAAATATGTTCAAGGTTATGATTATAAGGAAATTGGTAGCGAATTTCAGTTAACAAGTAGTACAGTAAGTAATAAAATTAACTACATCAAGACTAAACTTAAAAAATCTTTACCAGAGGATGTATTTGAATAAAAAAGCAGTCACAATTCGTGACCGCTTCTTAAATTGGGACTTTTAATACATATTACTTAATCTCAATAACTTTCGTTGTAGGTGCAGGTTCTTTTTCGAGTTTAGGCACAGTAACCTTTAACACTCCGTCTTCAAAAGAAGCACCAATATTTTCAACATCAGCCAATTCTGACAAAACAAATAATCTTTTATATGTCCCTGTGAACGATTCTTTACGATTGTATTTCAAGTCTTTAACTTCCTTACGAACTGCTTTGATTTTCAATACGTCTTTATCAACTTTAACAGTGACATCTTCTTTCTTTATCCCCGCTAACATCACTTCGATAATAAATTCTTTGTCGTTTTCAATAACGTCATGGACCGGGCATTGAATTGTCGGGTCTTTAAATGGATTCACGTCAAAAATATCATCAAAAATATTGGTAATTAATAAACTTGGTCTAATGGGTAACATAATTTTCATTTTTTAATAAAGTTATTTTCATATAACGTATCAGAAATCATACCATTGAGTATTTAATGACAAAAATTACTGTTAAAAACATGACAAATTTTAAAATTGTCAGTATTTATAGAAAATTTTAAGTATGAAAAAAATTGTATATGAACTATCAGATGGTTTATTTAATAAACTTGAAGAAATTAGATTAATTTTATCTAAAAATGAAAACCAAGAGGTTAGTATGAATGATATGATTGAGGAAGCATTATTAGAAAATTATAAAATTAAAATTACTGACATTAATTATATTAATGAAGTGAAAATTGAAGATGCCATAATTATTGATAAAATTGACAATAATCACGCAATTAATAATTATTATGTTTATGCTTATTATAATATGAGAAAAAAGATATACAATAAAGTTGGTAATTTTCATTTATATTACGAACCAATATATTTTGGTAAAGGCAAAAATGGTAGAATATCTGATATGAATAATAGAAACATTAATTTAGTGGAATATATTAATGAGTTAAAATCAACAAATGATTTTTGTAGTGCAAAGTTGATTGAAAATATTAGTGAAATCGATGCATATCATATTGAACAAGTGTTTATTAATTATTTTGGTAGATTAGATAATGGAACTGGCATATTATTTAATAAAAATTATGGCGGTAGTACAATATTGAGAAAAGTTAATAATGTTGAATTTAATTTAGAATTTCAAAGGGTTGCATCAATGCTTAAAGCATTAAATACATCGTCTACCATTAAAATTGCCGCAAAAAAAATAAATATGAATTTAAGAACATTTTATAGACTGTTGAAAAAATATGAAATAAAAAGAAATAAATTAAGTAATTCGTGGATTATAGAGAAAATATAAAAATCCTTGCATTATAGGGTTGATTTTGATATATTTGTAAAAATAATTTTATGTAACATCTTATGAATGATAAAAAAGATTGCTCATTTAGCTGACATCCATATCAGAAAAGTACCTGTACGAAATGAAGAATATGACGAAGTATTTTTAAATCTAATAGAATCCCTTAGAAAACAAAAACCCGATAGAATAGTAATTGTTGGTGATTTGGTCCACGATTATCTTGATTTACAAGGTGAACAGCTAATTATGGCACATGATTTACTCAATGCACTGGCAATGGTTGCTCCTGTCAGAATAACGAGAGGAAATCATGACTGTAGAAAGAAAAATCTTAAGCGTGTAGACTCTATACGTGCAATTGTAAAAACACTGAACAATCCCAATGTTATTTATTACGACAGAACAGGCATGCATATTGATGATGACATTATGTGGGCGGTTTGGCATCATGGCGACCAAAAGAACAATCCGTGGAAAACTAAAGAAGGTAAAAAAATAGATGCTGAAAGAGGTAAGAGTGGATTTACTTTTATTGACCTTTTTCATGACCCTGTGGGTGGCTGTATATCTACAACAGGCTTTGAAATGAAAAGCAAAGCATATTACAAACTCTCAGACTTCAAGGGCGATTTATCGTTCTTTGGCGACATACATAGAATGCAATTCTTGGATAAACATCAAACAAAAGCATATTGTGGGTCATTAATAGCACAAGATGTTACTGAGGGTGATGATAACTTTCACGGATACTTACTATGGGATGTAGAGAATAAAGTAGCGGACTTAATTTCAATTAAAAGTAGTTGGTCATTCAAAAACGTCAAAATCACTCCATTTACTGATTTTGATGACTTGGATTTCGAGATATTAAATCCCACCAAGCATATGAGAATCAGGTTTGTCTGGGGCACACTTCCGCAGACAAGAACCAAAGACAATGAAAGAAAATTAGTCGAATATGTTAAATCTAAACATAAAAGCATAATTATTTCTCATAAAAATGAATTTATTGAGTCTGATAAAATTGACGTAAATGAAAATGTTACGTTGGAAAGTATTACGGATGAAGCTGTTCAGCATGAAATATTTCGTGAATATCTTGAAAAAATTGGCACTGACAAACAACTCATTGACGATATTATTGCATTGGACGTAGAAATATCAAGAGATATTACTGTTGATGGTATTTCAAACATTGAATGGAACATAATTAAATTTGGCGGCACAAACTTCATGTCATATCATGAACTTGAGATTGATTGGCGTAATATGGATGGCTTGTTTCAGATTACAGGAATAAACACTGCGGGTAAGACAACAATAATGAAACTCATAACATACGTACTTTTTGGCAAGGCATTGGAAACCGAAAGTCGTATGAAGTATGGTGATTCACGCTTTGTCAACAACAGAAATGGTGCAAATTATTGTGATGCGTATATTGTATTGGAAGCCAATGGCGAATATTACGGTATTAAGAAAAAAACTGAAATTACTCGTACAAAATCGGGTGAAATTAATGGTGCGCCAACTACGTTAAGTTATTACGTACTTTCAAATCCTGATGAAGTAATGGATGCTAATACAGCATTGGAAAAACTTGATGAAGACCGTAGAAATAAAACACAGGAAAAGATTGATGCTATTATTGGTAGTTACGATAATTTCATGCGTGTTGTTATGACAACATCAGATACGCTTAATCGTATATTGTCAAATGATATGGCTGTTTTCATCGATTCTTTATTATATGACAGTGGTTTGGATATCTTCGATAAGAAACTCGAAGGTCTAAAGGCATATCAGAAGAAAGCTAATGAAAAATCCAGAGTTACTTGCGATATAGAAAGGTCTACTGAACAAATCCGGGCATTAACTCAATATAATGTTTTACTTGATGCAGAAGTTCTGGATTGCGAAACAGTTAAAATTCCCGAAGTACAGGACAAAATTAAGACAGGTAGGACCTATGTAGAAACATTAACAAAGAAATTATTTAAAATAGACCCCGAAATTTACGGTTTAAGCGTAGATGATGTCAAGAAGAGTATTGGTATTCATAACGAAAGTATCAAGCAACACAAGCAACGTAAGGGCATTCTTGAAACAAGTATAGCAAGTTTGAGAGAAACTTATGATGCCGAAAGACTGAAACTATTGCTTGAAAAGAAAGATTTACATAAAACAATTGAGCATGGAAGAAAATTAGAAATCAAAACTTTGGAGCAGGTCATGAGAGACAATGAACATGCTATCGAAATTGTCAACGGTGAAATTTTCAGATTAAAGCAAGATGGTGCTGCGCTAAAAAAGGAAGCATTGATATTAAAAGCAGGAAAAGATGCTGAAAATCCTATTTGTCCATTATGTAAACAAGAAATAGTTCCCGACCACTTAAAACACATCGAAGAGTCAATTGCTGAAAAGGAAAAAGAAATGTTCAGAATTGCTGGAGAAATTAAAACAAAAGAGAATGCCGATAAAAAGGTATTTCAAGATGTTATTAATGCTAAAAAAATTGAAATTGCTGGTATTGAAACAATTATTCAGTCTGATGCTCTTGCAATGGAAGAAGTACTTAAAGAAATTGGTACTCTGACCAATGAAATGAACGATGTCAACAGACGTAAAGAACTTCAAGCAGAACTTGACCAGATTCCAATAAAGATTCAGAATGTCGAATTGCAAGTTTCGATACTTCAGCAAAAAATTGACAGTTATGATAATAGCTTATTGCAAATTGAAGAAAATCATAACATCGAAAAAGGTATTACCGCAGCAAAAGAAAAAATTCTTATACTTGAAGGTCAAGAAAAGGAATTTACTGAAGACGTATATCTGAGAAAAACAGCTATTGGTGAAAATTCGATAAAAATAAAAAATTTAGAATTGCTAATTGCTGAATTCAAGATACAAGAATATCAAGATTCAATTATGACACTATATAAGAAGTGTGTTCATCGTGAAGGTATTCCAAAACAAATATTGAGCAATTATATTTTGCCTAAGATTAATTTGACGTTAGAGAACATCTTGTCTGTTGCACCGTTTAAAGTATGGCTCGATGCCGATGACCTACGACCAAAATTGGCATATAATAACAGACCTACATCAATTATTGATTGTATCTCAGCAAGCGGAAAAGAAAGAACGTTTGCAAGTGTTGTACTGAAGTTTGCATTGAATCAAATCAATGTAAAAGCCAAACCAATGATGTTCTTACTTGATGAAGTTATGGGTAAACTGGACGTGGAAGGTAGTGTTGAAGAATTTATTGAGATACTACAAATGATAAAATTACGTATGAAGAAAACTTTGGTCATCGAACAGGTGCATGAAATCAATCCAGATTACTTGATTAATGTAACTTTGGATGAAGACGGTATTTCCTCAATGTCATTAGAATAAATATAAAATTTTACTATTTATGGGTAAATAGCATTTATGGAATTAAAAGAATACGACAAATTACGAAAAAAAATCAACATCAAAGACTTTGAGGGCAATAATAAAGCCTTGGATAAATGGCTGTTTGGTTTCTCATTCGTAGGAAACTTAGGTTCGATATTTTTTTCATATTTTTTATTATACCCCGCATTACTGAAAGCAATCAGCATTAATTTAGTCGATGGATTTTTTGGTACAGCATTGGCATTTGTATTTACTAACGTATTTTTGGTTATCTTCGAGATAATCAAGAGATATTTATTCCGAAACTTCAGCAGTGATTATGTTGCCAATAATAAGAAAATGAACGGTCCAATTCTTGGTTGGTTTACAGTATCAGTGGCAATTGTCCTACTGAGTTTTTATCTTTCTCTTGTTGGGTCTAAGAATCTTGCAAGTACAAGTAACACTAAAAACAACATAGCCACAGTACAAGTAGATATACAAAAGGACAGTCTCGCAGTTCAATATGAAAGAAAAAAGAAGACATATGAATTTGATAATCAATCATTGCGTGATGCAAATACTGACTTACGTAAGAATATCGCACTTACCCCTGTAGGTTGGATGACAATACGTAGAGACTATCAATCAAGTGTTGATAAAAACACGGAAATTATCAATGATAATCAAAGTGAGATAAATAAAATTGACAATCAGTTGTCGCAGAGAGTCAGTGAATTGAAATCCGGTCTTAATACAACCATTATAAAAAATGCCACTGAAGATACAAAAAGCATTGTATTATTTATTATAATTGCTATCTTTGCAGAATTAATAATAATTTCAGGAGTTTACTTCCGTGAATGGTATGAGTATAATTTATATGTTATTAATCAGCAGAAATTTGAAAAAATTTATTTGAGAAAAGACAGATATCGTTCATTATTATCATTTATATATAATGACGGAAAATTAATACCCGGAGATAAAGTAATGAGTGGTTTGGAATTAAAAGAACTCGTGGCTGAAAAAGCCAACATACAAAACTCAAATAAGTTTGTAGATGAATTCTTGCATGATATGGATAAAGTTGGTGTGTTCACAACAATTGGTAAACGAAGAATGATTGGTGCAACATATCAAGATGCAATGGTCGTTGTGGAAAAATTTGATGATACTCTGAGAATATTAGAAAATATGAAATAATATGGCAACACCAATTACTGAAGAACAGCGAAAACAATACGCTGAAGACCATGAAAAAGCAACACTTCTTAAAGAATCTTTGAAAATTGTTGACGAATTGGCAAAAATTGATGTAGAAGAATTTGCTAATTATGATAATGCAGAATTTGATTTCGAACCATTGGAAAAACTGGTTAAAAGAGCAAAAAATTTATCAAAGAACAGACTATGGAAGCTAAAATAAGAAAACCAAATGGCTATTGGACATATGATAATTGTGCTATTGAAGCATTAAAATATCTAATTAAAAAAGAATTTAAAGAAAAATCACCATCAGCAAATGTTATTGCATACAGAAATGGTTGGATGAATGTAATAACAGCACATATGATATTATATGGTAGTAAATATAAAAGATGTGTATATTCATATGAATTTATTGAAGATAAATGTGTTTATATTGGTTTAACGCATAATATTATTGAAAGACAAAATGGTAGAGATTGCCGTAATACTGACCAAGTAACAAAACATATTAAGAAAACAGGATATGTTCCAATAAGAAAGCAATTAACTGATTATATTGATGTTGAAATAGCATCAAAATTAGAAGGTGAATATGTTGAAGAATATAAAAATAATGGTTGGAATATATTAAATGTTGCAAAAACTGGTGGTATTGGTGGTAATACATTAATTTGGATTAAAGAAAAATGTATTGAAGCAGCAAAAAAGTGCAAAACGAGAAGTGAATTTGAAAAGAAATATCGGGGCGCATATTCTTCATCATTAAAAAATAATTGGCATGATGAAATTAATTTGATGTTAAAAAGCAATAGAGGTGGAAAATTTAAATATACCATTGAATTGTGTAAAAATAAAGCATTATTGTGCAGAACAAAAGCAGAATTTAAAAGAAATTATCTAAAAGAATTTACTGCATCATATAGGAATGGATGGCTTAATGATATTTGTGTACATATGATTAATGAAAAATTAAAAGAAAATAGATTATTATGGATAAATGGAAAATAAGGTTTGGTGAATTAGCAAAATATATTGCTGGTTGGAGTAAAGATAAATCGACTAAAGTTGCTGCAATAATAGTAAATCCAGAAGATAAAAATCCAATATCAATGGGATTTAATGGATTTCCTGCCAAAGTTAATGAAGATATACTTGAACGGCATGAACGTCCCTTAAAATATTTATTTACTGTTCACGGAGAAATTAATGCAATTGCTAATGCAGCAAAAAATGGTCAGAAAACAAAAAATTGTGATATGTATGTTAATTATTTTCCTTGTTGTAATTGCGCAGGTGCTATTGTTAATGCTGGCATAAAAAAACTTATTTGTGAAAATAAACCAAATTTAAATGACGAAAGATGGGGCGAAAATTGGAAAATTTCATTAATAATATTAACCGAAGGCGGTGTTGAAATAGAATATATTAGCTAATTATGATGCGCATAGACAGTGAAACATATGCAATACCTGAAGGTAACAGATATAAAACTCAAATTGCTAAAACACAGATAATTTTAGCCACAAGTTTGAGAAAAGATAGTAATCACATCATAAGATTACAGCACAGGGATTATCATAAAAGTAAGGCATGGAACACCTACACCGTTTCAAGAACAGGTGAAATTTATCAGCATTACGACCCAATTTATCATTCGGATTTTATCGGTATTAAAGAAGTGGATAAAAAATCAATCTCGGTTGTTTTAGAAAACATGGGATGTCTATTTGTTGCACCCAACGACAAATATATCAATTGGATAAATGAG